CGGCAAATACCGATAGATCACCTGTGCCCCTGTCGAATTTTAAGCCCCTAACTGCTTCCGTTGGACTGCCAAGCTGCAACGTGCTTAGTGTTCCCGAAACATAAAGTTTTGATGCGTCCAGTCCGCCCGCAGTAGCTTGAACGTGCGTGGTCGCTCCTACGGTCGTAAACGCGCCCGTGCTCGGCGTCGTGGCTCCGATGGCCGTCCCGTCAATCGTCCCGCCGTTGATGTCCGCCGTGTCAGCCACGAGCGAGTCAATGTTGGCGGTCCCGTCGATGTTCAAGTTGCGCCACTCGTGGCCCGTCACGCCGAGGTCGTAGGTGTTGTCGGTCGATGGGTTGAGGTCAGACGCCACGCGAGCGTTGAAATTCACCGTGTCCGAGTTGTTGCTGCCGAGGGTCGTGTTGTCGTTTACGGTTAGCGCCGTTGCCGTCAGACTCGTAATGGTGCCAAGAGATGTCAGCGAGGACGCCGTAACGCCAGCCGCGAGGGTTGCGCCCGTCAGGGTTCCAGCCGCCGCGGTGACCGTAATATCAGCCGAACCGTTGAAGCTCACGCCGTTGATGTTGCGCGCGGTCTGCAAGATCGTCGCGGTTCCAGCATTGCCCGTAATCGTCGTCTGATCGCCGGTGTTGCTGCCGCTGACCGCCGCCGTGCCGGTGACTGAAAGCGCTGGCGTGCTTGTGCCCGTAAGGGTCACGCCGTTTAAAGAGGTGGCAGTCGCCGCGCCGAGAGTCGGCGTCACGAGGGTTGGACTGGATGCGAACACCAGCGCTCCGCTTCCCGTTTCGTCGCTGACCGCCGCCGCAAGATTGGCCGAGGACGGCGTCCCGAGGAACGTCGCAACGCCCGAGCCGAGACTCGTCAGCCCGGTGCCGCCGTTCGCGACTGCGACCGGCGAGGTGAGCGAAAAGACCGAGCCGGTGAGCGTCAGCCCGGTGCCGGCGGTGAACGTGCCTGCGCCCGAGAACTGCGACCACGGCAGAGCGGTTGTGCCGAGCGTGCCGCCGGCGTTGGCCGTGCAGACGAAACCGCAGTCGCCGTTTAAGGTGCCCTGCTCGATGAATGTGAAAGCCGAGGTTAGCGCGTCCCACGTGTTCGCGTCGGTCGTGCGTGTCCACGATCCCGAGGCGCAGAGATAAATGCCGTTGTTCTGCGAAAGGCTCTGATTTTTGACCAGCACGCGATTTCCCGCGACGATGCTCACGCCGTCGATTGTCTGCGCTCCGCTCAGCGTGATGTCCGCCGTGGTGGCTGCGACGCACGAGGCTTTTGCGTCGAGTCCTTGCGCGACGGTGTCCACGTAAAGCTTGTTTGCGATGTCGGTCGAACCGCTCGGAGCGTTCGCAACGGTTCCGGCCGTCGCGGTGAGATTCGCAATCGTCCCGAGTGAGGTCAGCGATGAAGCTGTGACGCCGGCTGCGAGCGTGTTGCCCGAGAGCGTTCCGGCCGGCGCAATGACCGCAGCCGTCGTGATTGAAGTCGTCAGGCCTTTCGCGTTGATCGTGACGATTGGAATCGCGGTTGAGCTGCCGGTTGAACCTGGAGTTGCAACGGTCGCAAGCGTGCCCGCCGCCGTGACGTTGCCCGTGCCGTCAAAGCTTGGTGAGGTATAGGCAAGATCGCCCGTGATAGAAATCGTGCGCCCGGTAGCCAACGCCGTAGCCGTGGCTGCGTTCCCGGTCGTGCTACCGGAAGATCCGCTGACGTTGCCGGTGAGATTCGCCGTGATCGTGCCGGCGGTGAAGTTGCCGCTGGCGTCGCGTGCGACGATTGCCGAGGCGGTGTTTGCCGAGGTCGCAGTCGTTGCCGAGTTGCTGACTTTGCCAGCCGTGCTGATCGTCGCTAGTTTCGTGTCTGCGATGGCCGCGCTCGCGTTGATGTCCGCGTCAACGATGACGCCCGCCGCGATGCTCGTGGCGTTGCCGACGCTCGTCACGTCGCCGGTCAGATTCGCGTTTGTGGTCACGTTGCCGGCGGTCAGTCCTGCCGCGGTGCCGGTGATGTTTGTGCCGACGAGAGCGGTCGGAGTCCCGAGCGCCGGCGCAATCATGGTCTTGTTGCTCAGCGTGTCCGTGGTCGCACGTCCAACGAGCGTGTCGGTCGCGTCTGGCAAAGTCACCACTCGGCCAGCCGTTGAAACGGCGTCAATCAGCGTCACCGCGCTTGCGGCGCTGGATGAGCTGCGGAAGCGGATGCCCTTGTTGAAATCGGTGCCGTCGCTGATCGTGAAAAGCCCGCTGCCCTTCGGCTGCAAATGCACGCCGATGTTCGCGCTCGCGCCCTCGGCCAGAATGTGGAGCGGGTTGCCGACGCCAGTCCCGTTCTTGATCTCAACGTAATCCGTCGCGCTCGCCACGCCGGTCAGTCGCACGATGTCGTTGCCGCCGCCAACGATTCCCACCGTGTCCGCTGCCGGGCGATACATGCCGGTGTTCGTGTCGCTGACGAAGAAGAGAGATGGCGCCGCTTCGGTTCCATCGGTGAGCTCGATCTGTCCCTCGTTGCCGATAATCGTGATTTCGGTTGAAGTCTGGTTGATCGTGATGTTAGCGCCGGCGACTAGATTCTTTGGAACGTAGTTCGGACCCACGCTTCCGAGAATTTGTCCGTCGCTCGGCGCTGGAATCAGGTCGGTAATCGACGCAACGCTCGGCCCGCCGCCGCCGTGTCCGCGTGCTGCGCTCAGCGTCCAGTTCGTCGCGTTCCGGCCCGGCCGCTCGCGGTTGTCGTTGATGTTCGACACGAACGAATCGCCGTTGAACGTCACGAGGTCCAACTTTTGATAGGTGTCGTTCGGCGTCCACTTGCCGCGAGGGTTCAGCCCGCGAGGTTCGGCGAATTCCTTCCGCAGTTGGTCGATTTCGCCGGCACGCGGAAAGCGCGAGAGTTCGTCGGTGACGATTTCCTTGACCGCGCTCGGCAAAGCCGACGCCGCCTCTGCGATTCGCGCCTCTGCCTTTTCGAGCAGCGTGGCGTTCTGCTCGCGCTCGGCCATAAGCACCGAGTAGCGCGCTGCCGTCGTGACTTCCAAAGCCTTGCCGAGTTCGTCAACCTTGGCGGTCAGCGCTGCGCTGGATTGCGCGTGCGCGTCCTGTGCGCGGGCGATGACGAGCCGCTCCAGCTCGCTGCGAATCGCCGGCTCGATCTCTTCAAGGTTGCGCTCGATCTCGGACGAGAGGTGGTCCCGCAACTGCGGCAAAGAATCGACGAGCTTCTTTAGCTCGGCGCGCTGGATGATGGCCAACTCAACAAGGTTATCGATTTCGGATTGCGTATGGATCATGGATTTATTTCCCAGCCTTCGGGTGCTTTTCTGGCAAGAGGTCGTTATCGGTCGTGTATTTCGGGTTCTCCGGCCGCCCGTTTTTCAGGAGGTAGAGGAACGCGTTCACGCGGGCGAAAGCCCACTGCGACGCGGACGTGACACGCGGCGAACTCGACGTGTTGAACGCACCGAGACCGCGTTGGAAAACAGCCTTGAGTGCGCCAAGTGTGGCTCGGCCGTTGCGGGTGTTGCTGTCCTTGCGGTTAAAGTCAGCGGCTTTCCTTTCGAGTGTCGCCTCTTGTTCTGCCGTGACTTCTGCGCCGCTCTTGCCGGAAGCGTCGCCCTTCGCGGTGCCCTCGCCCTTCGGATTTTCCCGAGGCGTGTCCGACTTCGGAGCCTTGTCCGATGCGACGATTGCGCCGCGCTCGCCGACTTTCGCGAACATGCCCTCGTGCTGCCTCATGCAGACCGCGGTGCGCTGCTCAGCGTCGGGAAATTCTGCGTTGCTGACCGGATCAGCCATGCAGCGCGTCATGAAATCGTCGTGCGTTTCCCCGGCGGTCGGCGTCGGTAGCTCGTATTGTTTTTTGCTCAGCTCGATGATGCTGCGATTTTCGAGCACGCTTTGCTTCGTCTGCTCGATGGTCGTCATCTGCTTCGCCCGGTATTTCTGCACCGCGTCCAGCCAGTCCTCTGCTGCGAGTGGCGTGTTGCGCGCAAACTGATGCTGCACTTCTGCGGCCGCGACGGAGAGGTCTTTTTTCTCCGCCTGCTTGTTCAGCCGCTCCACGATAGCCGTGCTCCAGGAATAGCCCTCATCTCCGCCCCAGCCGTGCCACGCCTGCCAGCCCTTGCCCTGCTCATCCCACGTTTCGCCCTGCTTGTCGGCTTCGTGCCGGTCGAAAAATGCTTTCATCCGGCGCACGGTGTCCTCGCTCATCGGCCGCTTGTTGATGAGGTCGCGCGCCCGAGCAATGCCCACGCTCGTCATGCCGCGCTGTGAGATTGGCTTTTTCTCGCGCACGTCGAGAGCGCGCCGTGCGTTGTCCGCCATCGCGTCGGTCGGAATGTAGGAGCCGTCGGCGAAGTTGATCGTCACGAGATTCGCGTCGTTCTGCACTTGCTCAACCGGCTCGATTTCGGCCGGTGCCGCCGCGACGCTCGCCGCCTGCGCCTCGGCTGCGCTTGCTCCCACCGCGTCGCCCGCTGCGGCTGCGGCCGCTGGCGTGCTGGGCAGCGAGGTCGTCGTGAGGCGAATCGCCGTCTCCGGAACGCCGTATTTAACCGCCAGTTCCTTCACGAATCCGGCCTCGATTGCGATCTGTTCGAGCCGCGAGAAAGCGTCGGTGCCTTCCTCGGCCGCGATCTCTTGCAGCGACTTCGCGCCCTGCCGGTTCTCGTTCATGTTCGCCGCTGACTCGCGGCCGACGTCGATGCTGAGCTTGGCTGGGAAACGCCACTCGCCCTTGGTCGCCCGGCGCAGCGCTTGAACCATTGTCTCGCCTGCGAGCAGCGGAGGCGGCGGAATCTCGCCGCGCGCGATGGCGTCGAGAATCACGGCGTCCTTGATCGGGTCCAAAACCTTGTCGGTCAGCACGCCTTGCTTGTTCGTGAACACTCGATCAGCCGCCGCGAATTCTGCGCGCACGCTTGGTCCCTTGTAGTCCTGGGTGCCGAACAGCACGCCCTCGGGAACGCCGACGCCCAGCGCGATTTCGTGCATAAGGTGCTGCACGAATCCGGTGAACGCCTGCGACGGACGCGACGGCATGACCTCGACGCGGTCCGAGTTCTGGAAATAGCGAATCATGCCGACCTCGGTCAGTTCGTTCTTTTGCGTCTGGCCGCTCGGCAAGTTCGCCGCAGGGTTTGGCTGGAAAAGGTTGCGCGGGTTGGCGGTGCCTCGGTCGTTGAAGATCAGCGCCGCCTGCTGCGACGAGAAGCGCACGCCGGCCTTTTCGGCCTGCAAGATTTCGTGCAGCATCCGCGCCGTCTGAATCGCGCTGTGCAGGTCCGTCACGCCCCGATATTGGTCCACGCGGAACGGGTCGAAGTAGTGGCAAAACTGATTCGCTGGGATGTCCTCCGCGCCGAAATAAACGCCTTCACGCGTGACTCGGAAAATCCGGTAAGCGACCGGCTGGCCGAAGTCGTTCGTGATAATCCCTTGAAAATAATTGTTCGATGCGACGGCTGACTCGTTCGGGTTGCCGATTCGCGTCGCCGGAACTAGTTGCAACTTGAGTCCCTCGCCGCTGCGCCGGATGACAAAGCCACAGTCGCCGTCAATCGGTCGTTCCTCGGCTGCGAGCTGCACGAGCTTTTTGAAGCTGTGCCGGTTCGTCACGTCGCAGTTTTTGCACCACGCGTGAAAGTAATCGTCGATGACGCGGTTGTAATCGCGATCGCCGGTCGTCGGTGAGTATTCGTGCGGAGTGAGGTAGAGCCCGAACTTGCGCGAGATTTCCCGAGCCTCGGGAAAATTGTCTACCAGGTCCCGCGCCTCATACATCATGACCACTCGGTCGCGCTGATTCTGCGAACTCTCGGCCGGCTGGGTGTATTGCTTCGGCGAATACATCCGATTTGTCCGCGCCGCGTTATACTCAAAAAGCGACTTCTGCACGCGAGCTTCGAGACGCTTGAGCGCCCACGTCGGCGCGATGTTCTCAAGCGCGCGGTCGATCCAAGGTTTGTCCGCGACCAGTTTTGACGCGTCGAAAAAGTCGGTGCTCATGTGATTAGTTGCCGGTGAAGCTGACGAAGGTCGTATCCGTTGACGATCCGGCCGCGTCGGTCAATGCGTCCTGTAAATTGCCGAGCATGTTGTTGAGCGCGTTCAGGTCTGCCCGGCTTACGCTCTTGCCGTTGAGCGAGTAACTCTGGTTGAGCAGCACCGCCTGAATCGCGTCAATCGTCTTGGTCTTGAGCGCGGTAAGCGTCGCGGTGTCCAGTCCGAGAAATGGGTTGTCGAGCATACCACTGCTCGAAACGTCAAACCGGCCCTTCTTTAGTTTCCCCCTTTATTGCTGGGTGATAAAAGGGG